TGACTTGTGGCATGTTGCTATTAATTTCAAATATCTTCATTTCTTGACTCTTTGACTATTTGAACGCCTTTAGCAAAACGTTCAGGCTTTCTGCCTTTGATAGCATTGACTAATCTACGTTGTAGATCTAGTGCTTGGGAGTCATCAAAATTTTCTTCGATAAGGTCTATTAGGTTAATCGCACTTTTAATTATGTGGTTACCACGTGTGGCTACTACATCCAGTTTGTTTCTTTGAGAGACAACTGAATTAAGTTCCTCTAATATCGATTTTTTTGTTATTGACATATTTAATTTCCTGCTATAAGCATATTTATCAAAGTTATTACTTTTTCTTCAGCAAGTCTCTGAGAGCCAGACCTTGCAGTTTAGTAGCGTCAATACTTTGCGTCTCTGGTTCGCTCTCTTCTGTCCTAATTGCGGACGATCTTTGTAGTCCAGCAACCAGAGTCGATGTCTGCATGGTGTCGTAACCCTCGTCCTCGTCATCTAAATCTTCAATACGCAATGTTTCAGGATTAAATTTTAAGTCCACTTTGCTACCAACACCACTACTAGAACGTGTTTTCATAAACTGTATCTGATATCTACCGCGTTCTCGCATAGCATTACTAGTAAAGATACCAATAACATTATCTGCTGTCTGGATCTTACTAATACCACCAGCAATATGACTGTGGTCGAATTCTATTTCTTCTACAGCACCCCTGTTTAACTGCGATGCCGTTACTAACAATATGTTAAGTTCAACTGCTAAATTACGCAATTCTTCAGACACATATTTGTCTTTAATAAACAAATCACTAGGCGATACCTTGCCACTTATTGGCATCATAAGATCTAAGTAGTCAACTAACAAACAATCTACTTTAATACCTGTCTGTATTTCGTATTCTCTTATAAATGACCTAAGATCATTAGAATTAATACCGTTTGACATCTGTTTAATACGGAATTTGCCTGCGCCTTTGCCCTTCATCATTACTTTTAAATGGACATCGTCCATATTTTTCATAACATCTCTAGTTGCGTACTCACTGACCATAGCATCAACCCGCATACTAGTCAGTTGTTCGCTCAACTCTAACGTTAAATATACTGTGTTAAGACCTGCTTGACTCCAGTTAACTCCTAAATTCTGTAAGAATAAACTTTTACCAGCACCCGAACCTCCAGCAAATACTGTTAGTTCTCCTCTGTTTAGTCCACCAAACAGTTTTTGATCGAACTTTTTCCAGCCTGTGCTTATGCCACCTGCTTGATCTTTAATCCATTGTAATCGTTCTTTAGGGTTTTCGTAATATTCTATACCAAAATCACTAACTAAGCCAATAGCACTTGCTTCTTTAATTAAATTTTCAACACTACCATAGTCATGTTGCTCTAATAAGTCTGTACTATCTAATATTGCTTTTTCTAACGCCTTGTGTCTACAAAATGTTTCGAATTCATCCATAAACCAGTTCATATGACTTTCGTGTACATCTTCTACAGGTTTAAGTTTTAGTCCATTTACTGCTTCTAGTTGTTCTAATGTAGGAATACTCGCATACTTGCCAGCATGGTCTTTTAGAAATGCTACAGCATCTCTGTATTTCCTATTAAACATGTAAGGTTCAACAATACTGTTTACTCTTACAAATACATCCGCATCTGTTACTAAGAACCTTAAAAATAGTTCTTGTATATCTTCGCCGTAATCTTTTATTTCACTCATAACATTTTGCTCTGTACTTTTATCTTAACTTCATTTGATACTGCATGTTTAATTATGCTCGATAATGTTAACAGTCTACCATACTTGGTAACCGCATCGCCAACATCTTTACAATCAGGGTCCCAGGGCGGAAAACTTACTTCCCACCCTAGTTCAGCGGCCTGCTTTATCAAATCTTTGCCTGGAGTATCTCTATCAGGACAAAGAATTACACGTTTATTTAACGAATTTATCTGCTGTACTTGTCTTTCGTTCATTGTGTTACCTAGCGGACTAATGCCATCAATCAATATAGCATCAAGTACACCCTCAGTAACTACTACTATGTCTCTATCTGAATACACATATTTGTCTATGTTAAACACATAGCCTGCTTGACTGTTGTTAATATACTTTGGTGTTTCTTTTGAAGGCGGATTAATGTGTCTACCTGTAAAACCAACCATCTCTTGATTATAGTAATATGGTATAATCAATCTGTTTTTCATCATTAAGTTGTCACACACAAAAAAGTTGTATTGTGTTTTTAGTAAACCTCTGCTGTATGCGTATTCTAATATGTTGTTGTGTATCTTATTATACGGTAATGTCGGTATATCATTTAAACTAATAGCATTAGGCAGTTCAACTGGTTTAAATTTTTCATAGTTGACTACTATGTCATCAGTTTCGTCGCCAAACTCTTCAATCTTCATGAGCTCTAGTACTAATCTTTTTACACTTTCGTTTGTAGCACCTAATTTTACTACAAGATCTCTGTACTTTTTGCCTATTTTCTTACTTGGAGACCAACCTGTAGAAAACCCACAGTTAAAACAGTTAAATGCTATCTTAGGTCCAGTAGCAATAACACCTGCTCTATTCCTTCTGTCATTACACATAGGGCAACTGAATGTAACCCAACCAGCAGGCGTTCTTTTATGTTTCTGCGGTATATGAGATGTTAGTAATTCATGTACCTGTTGTATTGCGTCAGAGTGATCCATTGATTATATTATACATTATAGTGTATAGTTTGTCAAGTCAAATTGTATGTGTTTTAAGTCTTCTTGGTATTTTAGTAATATTCTATCTACTATTTGGGGGTTACTGAATATAGTAGCATCATCTTGGTTGTCATGTACCATGGCATACGAATTATCATACTCTTCTACTATATTAAATTTGTCTTTTAAAAATTCATTCACATTGTCAAGGTGTATATGTTGTACTTTATTGTTAAGGTCACCGTAATCAGTGTACCAAGACGGAATTTCATCAAATAAGTTGCTGTTAACATAGTCCTCAAACGAGCAATCTTCGAATGTTTTGGCTCCTGTTTCAACAAACCACCTATGTATACTGCGTTCTCTAATAAACGGGTTTCTTACAAACATGAAAATTTCTACATCTACTGAGTCGTCCCACTCAAATCTATGGTGTGGTCCTTTAGTAGGGAGTAGTTTGTGGTCGTATAGTTTTTCAGCAATCCATCGAGTACCGCATCTAGCCGGGAATACTAACGCATGTTTGCCATCGTTTAAAATGTGCATACATGTATTTAATTTCTGAGTAGAATTTTAGTGAAGGTTCCTGAATTAGCCGCACTTGGTGAATATTTAAATCTCAAGTAATTAAAGTTACCTGTAAAAGTATAATATATCGGACCAGTTGCGTTTACTAATGGTACATTAGATAAGTTGTTGAGTATGGAAATAGGTGCCCAATTACTGTCGTCACTTGATGGTGCTTCGAGTCCTAGGCTTCCTTCTATAAACACATTACCAGTAAAGCCACTTGCGTATAAACCTACAGTATGATTTGCGTTATTAAAGTTATATGTTTTATTACCAGCAAAGTTACCACTTAGAAATACGTTTGCTGGATCGCCACCGTTGGTATCTTTTGTTTGGTTCCACACAGTAGCAATCTGTGTTGATACTGGTTGAGGATTAGCATCTTCTTTTATAATTAATGTACATAGTACTCCGCCGTTGTAATCTGAAAATACAGGTGTTGTAGTACCGTCTTCTTCTAAAAATTTAAAAGATATTTTATATTGTCCTGGACTTAGACTACTAAGATCTGATTCTGCTAGTATTAGTTCTGCTTGACCTTTTTCTAAACTTGGTGTAGCATACTTTGTTAGCACTCTTTCGTTGCTAGAATACTTTATTATGTCTGCTTTAATCTCTGTTGTAAACACATTTTGTAGTTTTCTATCTTGGTCACGCAGACTAATAAAAAACTTATTGTCCATTCCTTTATGTGCTGTAAATTCTCTTTTGTTCATAGTTTTATTATCCAGAAAAAGGTTTTCTTGCTTTTTTACAAGGTCTATTTGGTTTATTCTGTAAGAATATAGTGTTACATTGCTCATACATGCTCATTCCTTCCATTATATTTATCATTTTCTTTATAAATAAAAGTCATGCAGGACCAAAAAGAAATAGAAGAGAAGTTTCCGTTTTTCACAATGATTACATCAGGTGGAAAGGAATACTTTGGCATAGTACAGAATCAAGATAATACTGTAACTTCTTTCTACGATTACGATAAATTAGGCTCACCAGAAGAGAAAAAAGACTTTGTTTCATTAGCAGAAACATGGTGGTGGGAATCGAACAGACAAATACCAATTGATATATTTTTATTTCAAGAGATGCAATCATTTAGACGTTGCTTACGAACGTTTAATAATAAAGATGTTGAGGTATTGTTTGGACCAGTTACTAGTATTCAAAAAATCGTTAAGAAAAGAATTAAGAGACGAACAATACAGTTAGTTAGGAAAGATCGATAACAATCTTGTTTAGTTGTACAATTATAGCCATCGCGTAACTATACGCATGTGACTTCTTAAAGAAGTACGAATTGCTATCAGGAGATATCCATACCTGCGACTCAATCTCTGTCCAACTTCTTCCAACCAAATGTCTTTTACCAGGCCTAATCATAGCAAGTATCATTGCTAATTGATCTATGTTTGTAGGAAGATGCTGTGATACAATATCATTATGATTATTAATATGAAATAACTGTTCTACAATTTCCTTGTGACCAAAGAGGTTCCACATTGGTTCCATGGTACAAAGGTTATCTAGTTCGCTTTCAGATTCAATGCCCTTGTACACACTATTATTTAGAACGTCAAGTTTAAAGTAGCCTAAGTCTCCTGCTTCTTTATGATCAATGTTAGACAAGCCTGTAAGAGGATCATGGGGTATAGGCTGTATATAAACGCCTGTGTTGTGTTTTTCCATACCACCTGGACGTTTGATACTACCGCCAATATGTTTAAGCACAGATAACAGGTTATCTCTATTAGCCATATCGATATCTACATCAAAATCAATCTTCATTAAACAACGAACTCCACTTCTTTAACTTTTCTCTTTTAACTGCCATACGTTCTATAATTTGTGTTTCATTAACAAGTCCTGCTTCTTTAATTATCTCAACCATACATAGCACGTCACCGATTTCTTGTTGTAAATTTAAAATGTCATCCGGACACTTGTCATCTTCAAAACGAATTATCTTGCTACATGCCTGTATAAGTTCACCACATTCTTCCATTGTGATTGTAAGCATTTCTTGTTGTTTTTTCATTATTCAAAAATACCGTAAATATCGCCTTCGCTTAATATTAAAAATGTTTCGCCATCGATCTTTACTTCGTTGCCACCAAACTTGCCATATATTACTGTATCGCCTACACTAATTGACATTGGTAAAATATCTCCGCTCTCTAGCATTCTGCCCGTGCCTACTGCTACTACTTCACCTTGCGATGGTTTTTCTTGTGCGGCACTTGTTAAAATAATTCCGCCTGATGAAGTTGCTTCTTCTTCAGTTTGTCTTACTACCACTCTGTCGTGTAATGGTTTTAATTTCATGTGTTTTCTCCTTTTAATTTGTTTCTGATTTTTATTGCCATGAATTTCTTGTACATGGGATTCGATTTATCCAGTCGGTTAACTGCTTCTACTAATGCTAACATGTCGCCAAGTTTATCTTCACTAAGAATATGATTGCCAACTTGTATTGTGCTAGTAGTGGTAACAGGTGTATTAAAGGCTGTAAGTCCTTGGTTACCTGTACCTGTAATAGTATATGTAGATCCGGATGTTATTGGATATGTGCTAGTAGATCCAGTAGTTATAGTTGATGGATTAGTAGTAATTACTATAGGAGTCGCAATGCTCATATTTCTTTTCCTTTAAATTCTTCTGCTAACGGAAATACTTTGGAAATAACATCTGCTACAGCATGTGCTAATTCCATATGCTCTAATTGGGTTCCGTTTGCTCCGCGTAACTCGATATAATGTATCCAACTACGCAACGTACCGTTAACGTACAGCCTGCTTAACGTGTTTCCTTCCGGAAGTACTACTCTGGCCTGCTCTTTGGCAATACCTTTGCTTAGAGCGTAATTGTATGCGTCTAAGGCCGTGTCTATGACCTTCTGTTGCATGTCTGCCCAAGCATGTTGTAATAATCCGTTATCTGTAGGAATACTATTTTGCCTGTTCTTTGGATCTTGTAGTCTTGCTTCACGTATTTCAAATGCTAAGTCCGTTGTAGGATCAGCATAACGTTGACTAAACTCTTGGAAACTAAAACTTCTATGACGTAACAGTTGTCGTGCTATGTCTCTGGTTGTTTCAATTTCCATACAAACACTTACCATCTCTAATGGAGACCAATGTTTGTGCTTCATAAGATACTTTACAAGTTTCTCATTTGTTTCTTTGTTTGTTTGATTGCTAGGGTTACTTACTCTAGCACAATAGGCAATTAAATCCAAAGCAGAATGCTTGTGGAGTGCGTCTTCCATTGGTGCTTGACTGTAACTGATAATTTTTGTTTTCATAAATTTGATGCCTCGACTATGTCTTGTACTAGGGTTACTTCTTCCGTGTTTTTTAAAAATAT